ATTCTTAGAATTCTTAGAATTCTTAGTATAATTTTTAGATTTTATTATATAATGAATGTCCAACAAGCGATTATTGTCATGTTTATGACTGGGCTCTTGTTAGTTATATTATCTGTCACATTTACTGCTTTTGAAGAAACTATGAAAGACCCATCTTTTATAAGATACTCCCTGTTGTGTTCAATCATGGTTACTTGGCTCCTTATGATATTTGCCGGAGATTTATATGTTATCACTTCTAAACAAAACAAAGAGCTCAAGAGTTACAAGGCACAATTCCATAGAGAACTCATAAACAAATATACGGAGGCTCTGGGGTCATCCTAATTTTTTGTTCCCCCTTTTTCCTTTTTCATTTTCTAGCATATTGTATAGATCTCATCTTGAATCTCATCAGATGGATCAATCATAAATACTTTCATAGCCTCGCTTTTTAATTGATCCGATGGAACTGTATGTGACACAAAACGCGATATATGCTTGTATAAATTAAATCCTTCTATCCCCAGAATATTGCGTTCGTTATCATCGTGTACCCAAGATAAGAGCATTTCTCCCACAGGATAGTCACTAATGTCGCCCCAAACGTCATGGATGTCTTCCAATAAGGAGCACGCAAATCTACAAAGATCAAAGGATGATTTGGGTAATACTTTTATACCGGTTTGTTTATCATAGTCAGCGTATTCATCAAATGAGTCGCTATCAGATGCCGTGGTGTCTGATGATGAATCCGAATCCGAATCCGAATCCGAATCCGACGAATCTGAATAATAATGATATTGACCACCGGCTTCACCATCTTGTTCAAATACATCTCCGATAAATAGACGCCCATCATATCTAAATGTGGCACGTCCGAAGTCTATAATTTTAATAATATATCCGTATGTTGGAACCTTATAAACAATAGACTCGTGTTTATAATATAAATTTTTCTTGTCTGTTGGTTCAACCATAATGTTCTGAACGTGAAGATCATTGTGGACAAAATCTATATACTTATTTGCTATAGCCAATGCCGAGCATATTTGAAATACCCAAGCTCTTAACCGGTTCATACAAATGAGCTTTCTAATATGCAATACATATTTTTTAAGTGGAGACTTGCTAAACATACTTGTTTCTATAACACTATTCCATTCTTGTTTCAAAAGATCGTCGAAAGTCATTTTGAATTTCTCCATAATAACTATTTGAACAGGTAGATGTTCAAATAATATTTTATTGACCCCCTCTGATTCACATTGAACAGATACAACATCGGTATCAATCGAATCAAAATTTATCTCTTCAAAATCCTTATTCAAGTCATCCTTATTCAAGTCATCCTTATTCAGGTCATTCTTATTATCCTTATCTTTTTCCACTATTCTTATTTTTTTCAATAAAAGGGATTCTTTAAACCAAACTTGGTCTTTTATCTCGTCATATTCTTCGCTTATATCTTCTGTATGTCCAGAATATACTCCGTTATAAACCCCATACACACTCCCAAAATGAATACACTTTCCGGATTCTTTTAGCTTACCTAGTAAAATACTACATAAAGAGTCTACATATGCTGTATTACGTGGATTTTGAATTTTTATGATAGTTTCCTCTTGGCAATTTGTTTTTGATGGGAGCCAGTGGGATACTTTATGAGAAACATATGTACATTGCATATATTTTGTTGTGTCGAATAATGGCGTGCATTTTACAAAAAACTCTACCGGTTTTGTATCCTCACTATCCTCTAATATTGTGACTCTACCCTTGTTTTCTATCTGATCATCTACACTTACAAGTAAATGTTCTAACGATATCGCGTTCCATTTCGAATAGGGTGTTCTTTCAATATATCTTAGTGTAGGATAATAAGATTGTAAATTATCAATTTCAAGTGGTCCCCATGATAAAAAATCCTCTACGACTTTATTTCTTTTCCTTATTAATTTCATTGACATTTATATAGGTTTATTAGTTGTGAATTTAAACGAATTTTATTAACACTGATTGTAATCTAGGCTCACTTCGTTGAAAGTATCCCCTCCTCCAATGTTTCTAAAGTCCAATTCAGCAAAGCCATCGGCTTTACTATCATTAGAAGACACCTTGCCAATAAATACATCCTTGGTCTCTGGCTCAATTTTAACAGGATCACTTAATATTGGAGTGATCCCCGAATCATCTCCAGAAATAAGAGAGTCAAATGAAACCACTGGCCCCGAAGTAGTCTCCATTGTAGGCTCTATAACTGTCTCTATAAATGGTTCCATAATTGGCTCCACAACGACTGGTTCTATGACTGGCTTCATGACTGGTTCTGTAAATGACTCAAATGACTCCACGACGGACTCTTTATCTACTGAAGGAGCTATGGGTTCTACATTTTCAGGCTTTACTTTCTTTTTTTGGGTAAATTGTTTAGTATCGTTGTCTTCGTTGGCTTCATCGTCATCGTCTTCATCTTCTTCATCTGTAAATTTCAAATTCGCAAGATGTTCTCGAAGTAGCTCTTTTACAGGAAGCATTTCACGAATCGTTTCACTTATAGAGTTTGCTATAAGAGTTTCACATGTATTATAGTTTTTTTGGTACTCACAAGAATCAGAAGTCTCTTGAAAGAGATACACGTGTTTCCATATTTCTCTGGCTATGTCCAAATAACACGTATATATAAATTCTTTGGTATCAGGTATATCAATATTTATTTTTTTAGGTGGATTTTTCGAACGAATCGTTCCAAGTATTTTTGTATGTAATACAAAAACAGCTGTAATTAAATCGTCAATCCAATCACAGGAAGAAACAAAAATGATCTCGTCCGAAAGTTCGATTTTTTGGTCGTTATTCCATGAAGCAATATCAGAAAGACGTTCTTGGAAAATAATGAGGATCTTTTCTTCTTCGTGAAAATTCAAGCAATTTTCACGAACGTCTTCATAAAGCTTTAATATTCTAATCATAAATGCCTTTTTTAAGATACGTGTCAATTTTCTTGTATAGTCGTTTTTTGCATCTACAAGAGAAGGGACCGAGTAAAGTTCCATTATTAGAAACCTTATATTTTTGATAATGGAGATTCTACGAGCATTCTCATAAATAAAAAATAAGAATCGTGTGAGGTTTTCGAGTCTCTAATACACTTCCATATACACCTTTCGTATTCATCTGTTAGTATATTTTTTGTTTTATGATACCTAATTAGATACTCTCCCACATGTGATACTGATAACGCAAGACGCACCATATCATCAACTATATTTTCCAAATCTATCGAATTGGCCCAAGATGTAAACCATGTGTTAATAATTTCTACAAAATTACTCTCGTGTAATGTAACAAAGTTATGAAATAACTTTTTATCAATCTTTTTTGATATTGCACTCGCATATTGTAAAAAGGATGTGGTTTTTCTTAAATCTCCAGCAAAATTCTCAAAAACAAACTTCAATAAAGAAGCCGATATCTGGATTTTCTCATTCTTCTTAATGATATCTAAATACGGAATTACATCTTCAAATACCAATGCCTCAAAGTGAAGAATTGTACAGCACTGTTTGATTTGATCTAATACGTTTTCTATTTGATTACAAATAAAAAAGAACTTAGAATTCGTATCTATCAATAATCTTACAAATATCTTTTGTTCATCATAAGAAAATGAGTCAACCTCGTCGACTAATACATATTTTGAGTCATCACTTGTCTTTGATTTCAAAAAAGTTGTGAGTTTATCAAATATAATATTAATAGAAGAAGATTTGACCTTTGCATTGAAAAAAAATACCGAATCTCGTGGCTTATTCTTTAAATATATTCTTACGGAACTCGATTTTCCAGTCCCAGGTGGACCAAATAAAACCATGTGCTGTGATTTTTCTAATACACTCATATGTGCATTTTGACCACATAGATCCCCCGTATCTTTTGGTCTATACTTTTCCGTCCACGGTATCGTCATTAATTATGTATTTTTACAGCATTTAAATGTCTTTCTATGAAATTCACTTACTCCATATTCTTTAATACCATTCATATGCTTCTTAGTGCCATATCCCATATTTGATAATAGATCATATCTCGTATCTAATTGTGGGTTATTAGAACACAAGTCCTTTATGTGATTATCATGAGCTACTTTTGCGAGGATACTTGCTGATCCTATTGTAAGATATGTATCATCTCCTTGTGGTATACATGTAAATGGAATCCAGCTATCATCTGAATCCATATATGGCTTGAATCTATTTCCATCAACAAGAATATGATCAATCGGTAAATGCATTTGATCCAAAGCCCGGTGCATTGCTAACATGGTGGCACTTAGTATATTATGTATATCAATTTCATCATTATCCGCATACCCTATTGCCCATTCCATGGCATTTAGTTTGATGAACTTATCAAGGGATTCTCTTTTATTTTCCGATATTTTTTTACTATCCCACGATTTTAATTTATGACCTCCTATCTCACTAAGTTCATCTGAAAATGTACTTAAGGGTTCGTCTCCCCATATAACAACTGCGGCATAGACCCTACCAATCAAACTTCCTCGACCAGCCTCGTCAATTCCAGCTTCTATGCACTGCTTATCATAAAAAAGCTCTGTCATATTCAATTTATCCTGATTTTAAATTTAAAGAGTTTCAAAATCTTCGTGTCACCCTTTAATGCATGGGTCGCTACACTTATTTAACGTAGTGCGTATTCAGAGATTTTGGCGAGAAAAATATACGTACAAACTAAGCTCTTTTTTACATTATTTACTTTACATACTTGCAACACACCTTGATTTTCTTTCTATATCATGTAATGAACTTAAAGACATAATAAAGGAATATTTAAGTGACGTTGAAGAGGGCAAATATGTTTCTATTAAGTCAATCACACCAATATACGAAAAACTTAGGTTTATGCATTATAAGTACGGCTCTGATTTTTTTACAAGTCAAATATTTTCTCTTAAAGGTGCCCGAATTTGTTCAATATCATATTTTCAAAAACTAATTTATAAGTCATTTGTATGCACGGAAATTATCACATCCTTGGATTATACGGGAATGAAAAACTTTAATTATATTGCGGTAAATTGCTCCATAAACAACATAACAGATACAGTATATAGTAACGAATGTCTTCGAATTAGAGGAGATACAGGAAACTGTATAGGTATCATAAAAGAAGATTCGTATAAAATACTTGTTCAAGCACCTTGTTTTGAACATGCGATGCGACGTTTAAGTTCGATATTAAGTGGCTCATCTGAATCTGAAAAAAGTTTTTTTACACAATGGATATCTATACGATTAACATTTAGAGACTTACTCTGTTTTGATTTGGTAGAACTATACGAAAAAGCGATGAATGCATATCAGAATTTCCAAGCACATAAAAAGAAGATGGTTCCTTTGTTAGTAAAGGATTTCTTTTGTCTCCCAGCGTATGACCAGTATGATACTTTATATAACATGTTTTTAGGGGACGAAAAATGCGAATTTATGGCAACACTTTTATTTTCTCTTATTGAAAAGGAACATCATCTAAAAAAAAGCTCTGATATGATGTATAAGCACTTTCCACAAAAAATTATCACAATATTAGACGAACGAGAATCAAAAACGTCAAAGACAATTGAAGACCTTGTTCCAACAGAGATTGATTATGAGAGTCGTATATGTACAATGAATGTAACAGACCATGTAAAGAAAAAGGCAATTGAAAAATATCGTGAAATACAAAACAAACAAGGAGATGCTAGCAAACCACAACAATACCTGGATAAATTATTAGAAATTCCCTTTAATGTATATAGAGAAGAATCTTGTTTGATACAACTACGTACTTTTGTTAAAAAGGTTCAAAATTTTGCACAGGATTATAGTGATATCTACTATCCACAATCATGGTATCATCTCAGACAATTTTTTCACGAAAGTAATAAAAAAATATTACAGGAATATGTAAAATCAAAGAAGAAAAATAAAGAAATACTACCAAGTCAATATCATGTTCTTTATGAGGAATGGTGTCATGTAAAGCGTTTATGTAAGGAAACACAAAATAAAATTAAAAAAACACTAGACACCGCAATATATGGTCAACACCAAGCAAAAAGAAGTATAGAACAGATGATTAGTCAGTGGATGACGGGTGAAACAAAGGGTTATTGTTTTGGATTCGAAGGACCCCCGGGAACAGGAAAAACATCTATAGCCAAAGAGGGTATATGTAAAATATTACAGGATATTGATGGAACCTATAGACCATTTTCTTTTCTTGCACTTGGTGGATCATCACACGGTTCTTTACTCGAAGGACATGGATATACTTATTCGGGTGGGACATGGGGACAAATCGTAAATATTCTTGTACACTCAAAATGCATGAACCCCATTATATACATAGACGAGTTAGACAAAGTAAGTCAAACAGAACATGGTCGTGAAATTATCGGTATTCTCATTCACTTAACCGACTCTTCCCAAAATGATACATTCAACGATCGTTATTTTGCCGATATTCCTCTTGACTTATCAAAGGCAATTTTTATCTTTTCATACAACAATATAGAAAATATTGACCCGATTTTAAGAGAACGTATTCATCGTGTACAATTCAAACAGTTCCGACATCAAGAAAAGGAAATCATATGTAAGGATTATATACTCCCACGTATGTATAAACAACTTGGATTGGATGCATCTCAGGTTGTATTTGAAAAGGGTACAATCTTCGAGATAATAGATAAATATACATATGAAGCTGGATTAAGAAAAATATCACAGCACCTATTGGAAATCCTTCGAGAGCTAAATATAAGATTACTTCAAGACGATGCTATAGATTTACCGTATATAGTTACAAAGGAATCAATTCATGATGATTTTTTAAGTCATAAAACACCTGTATCACATACGAAAATGTTAACCCAGCCTCGAATAGGATCTATTAACGGACTTTTTGCTACTTCGTGTGGTTTGGGTGGTATTACACGAATTGAGATACAGCCTTATGTACAATTGAGTAAGAGAGAATCCAAGTTTGAAATAACGGGGCATTTGGGTAAAGTTATGACAGAAAGTATATCTGTTGCACGAACAGTGGTTTATAATTATATAAAATCATCCGAATCATCATCCGAATCATCATCCGATTATCATATTCATTGTGGAGAGGGAGCTGTTCCAAAGGATGGACCGAGTGCGGGTACTGCGATAACACTGGCGATGATATCTGTTGTATTAGGTATTCCTATATCAGAAAAGATTGCGGTTACTGGAGAAATTGATATACATGGTTACGTGCATCGTATTGGGGGATTATTTGATAAAGTATGGGGTGCACAAGAAGAAGGGATTGAAATTGTATTTTGCCCAACTGAGAATGAAGATGATATGAAAAAAATTCAAAAAGAGCTATGGTACACCGGTAAAACTAAAATAATACCGGTTCATCATATAACAGATAAAGTTCTTTTGAAAAGTGTTTTTGTAGGCAAAGAAATATCAAAGCACATAAAGTGAAAGAAGAAGATAGTATTATGACGAGAGTTTTATCAATAGATCCTGGGGTAAGACATTTAACGTGGGTAGAAATGACAATTCCTACAGAGGGTATGATTCGATTACATAGATGGGAAATAATTGATTTACTTTCTCCAGATCTCGCGATACCAAGGTATGATGATTATATATATACCACTTGTTCTTTATGGACAAAGAAACAATTAGAGTCATTTGTTTCTTCAGTTGAAGAGAGTCCCTTGAAAGATACAAAAAAACGTCTTTTTAAAAAAGACTATTTGTCGTGGATAAAAACAAAATATAAATGTGGACGAAGAGAAGTAGACATACATATACTTGCGAGGAGACTAATTGACTTCTTATCTATTACGTCGTTTGATGAAATAGATAAGTTGATTATAGAAAATCAACCTGCTCCTAAAAATCCAAGGATGAAGTCAATACAGACTATTCTTATGACATATTTTATGATGAAATTTCCTCATGTTACTATTCATTTTATACCGGCTTCTCTAAAGATGAGCTATTGTCTAAAGATGAAATATATTGACAAAAAACCGAAAGGCTATTCGGAAACGAAAAAGAGCTCTATCAGTGTATTTGAAAATCATATCTTACCAAAACTACAGTGCGATGAAACAAAACAACAATGGAACGCAGCAAAAAAAAAGGATGATCTGAGTGATGTTATTCTTCAAGGACTTGCTTTTTCTAAAAAATACGTTTAAATATAAATGATAAATTTATATTCAGATGTCATATGAGTGGACTCGAAGAAATTGCATTTGAGCCTATAAATATTGAGAAATTAAATGACGATATATCATTTAAATCACCTAGTGACTCAACGAACGAGATCAAGGAATCGAACTCTCAACGTAACATTGCCCCTGTTGTTATGCAGGATCTTGATTTGTTGATGGATCCTCAAAAGTCTAGACCATCATCTCCAAATCAAGGTCCACAGTCACAACCTGACCCCGAACCAGTCAAAGTTTTTAGGGATTTTGAAGAACATAAAAGGGTTGAAACGAAGTCATCACCGTTTAAGATTAAGCCCTTTAAGAAGAAGGACCCAATGGATATGGAAAAGGTTACATTGGAGTCCCTTGATTTGAATATTGAAACGACCACTGTACCACCTGTTGTAGAGAAGGTTAGTGAATCGCATAAAACAGATGCTGATTCATATGGTACATCATATGGTGCATCATATGGTGCATCACATGGTACAAAAAATTATTCTGATCCCGTGAATAATACGTATAACCGAGAATCTAAGGAGAGTGGTATTGAAAAACAGGAGCTTCTTTTTAAACTAAAGAGGTTTGAGCTTAGGGGGATTCCATTATCTCGTAAATTTAGTCAGAATTCGAGTGTAGAGGATATGCGTGATGAATTTTTGCGAATCAAGGCTCAGCGTGATATAGAGAATAGTGTACGATTTCAGAGAAAAACGATGATGGCATTTGTATCGGGTATGGAGTTTTTGAACTCTAAATTTGATCCATTCGATGTTAAGTTAGATGGGTGGTCAGAGAGTATACATGAAAATATTAATGATTACGATGAAGTTTTTGAGGAACTTCACGATAAGTATAAGACAAAGGCAAAGGTGGCACCAGAGGTCAAGCTTCTAATGATGTTGGGTGGAAGTGCGATTATGTTCCATATGACAAATGCTCTTTTTAAGAACTCAATGCCGGGTGTAGAGGATATATTGAAACAAAATCCGGATCTTATGCGACAATTTCAAACCGCGGCAATGAACTCGACAATGGGTGGGGAAGGTGTAGAGGAACAACCTCAATATGAATCTCGTGGTGGACTAGGACCCGGACTATCTAATATTATGGAAGATATGATAAATTCGGTTGGACCTTCGCCGGGATTCGAGGATGTATCTGAAATGAAGGGACCAAGTGATCAAGATGTTGACCGAATTTTGAATCAAATACAAAATATCAAAAAGGACAATGCAAGAGATATCGAATATTCGGAGACAACATCTATAGCGGATTCTCAGGTTGGAAAACGCAAAAGAGGGCGTCCTAAAAAGGACGCAAATGTCCCTAGTTTAGAACTGAATATATAATTTTGCTCGAGTCAAAAAATGAAAATGTGTTTGTTAGATAAGTTGTAGAGACATGGATAAGACAATGACTCAAAAGACTCAAAAGACTCAAAAAAAGGTAATTATAGTGGAGTCTCCTGGAAAATGCAAGAAGATTGAAAAGATGTTAGGTTTTCCGTGTATAGCGAGTTATGGACATATTATGGATATACCCGCGAGTATCAAGTGGTTTTCTCCAGATAAAATAGATCCTCCTTATGAAATTACAAAACCAGATGTAGTAAAAAAATTGAAACAAATGTGTAAGTCAAAGGAAGTTATTATAGCATCGGATCTTGATAGAGAAGGCGAGGCAATTGGGGAAAATCTTACACGCGTTTTGGGTCTTGACCCGACAAAGGCTACCCGGATACGTTTTAATCAAATTACGGAAAAGGCTTTGCGTGATGCAATTGAGGATGGTGGGACATTAGATATGAATCTCTTTCATGCTCAACAAGCAAGGCGATTGGTAGATATTCTTTTTGGATTTCTGGTATCACCTCTTTTATGGAAACATATACAGGGGAAAATTTCAGCGGGGAGGTGCCAATCGCCTACTGTCAAATTATGTCTTGAACGTCAAAACCTACAAAAGCCAGGCAAAACTTATTTTGAGGCGAATGCGGATTTAGACATACCCAGTGGAATACCCGGAATTCAAAATATCACGGTTACAAAGGAACAAAATCCAAAATCAGCAGAGTATATCAAGAATATACAAAAAGATATGACATATATCGATTCAAATGAGAAGACTCTGAACTCATCTCCTCCACCCCCACATACAACATCAACTCTTCAGCAAGAAGCCTCAAAGGTACATGGGATTCAACCTAAACAGTGTATGTTATACGCACAAAAATTATACGAAGGTGGATTTATTACTTACATGAGAACGGACTCGATATTTCTAGCAGAATCGTTTAAGGATGATGCAAGAAATTATATATTGGAACAATTTGGCGAAAAGTATATAGGTGGGAAATCCAATGGGAAATCAAACAAAAAGGTTAAAGATCAGGCGGCACACGAGGCTATTCGACCGATCTACATGGAATTAGGGGACCAAATAAATGTGTTGAATGATATGGAGAAAAAGGTATATAGACTTATATTTATGAGGGCGGTGGCATCTCTTATGTCATCGGCACAATTCTCAGAAGTTACGCTAAGATTTAATATGAATCATGTGGTAAAGGATATATGGACAAAAAAACAAAAAGATATATTATTTTATGGATATCTCAAGTTGGGATCGTATAAAGAGAATAAAGAGAATGATATAAGACAATATTTGAAAGAGAATATGAATTACAAGATAAAGAGTGCTAAAATTAAAGAGTGTGTTGAGAAACCACCTGCACCTTATACTCAAGCTTCATTGGTAAGACAATTGGAAAAAACAGGAATAGGGCGTCCTTCTACATTTAGTGCTATTATTGAAAAGATTCAGGAAAAGGGGTATGTTTATATGGGAATGAATCCATCATTAGAATTGGAATTAAATCAATACGAATGGTGTCCGTCATCTATCAAGGAGTCTAAATACAAGTGTATATTGGGTGGTCAGAAAAATGTATGTATTGTATCTCCATTGGGCGAGAAGGTTACTGATTTTCTAGAGTCATCGTGTACTCATTTGATGAATATTGACTTTACGTCGGAATTGGAACAGTCGCTGGATACTATTGCTCAGGGAAAACTGGAGTGGAAATCTTTTGTATCCGAGTTTTATAAGACAGTATGTAATTGTATATCTTCAATAGAACCACCTCCGAAAGTTAAGGATAAATCAGAAAAAGTAGAAATTCACTGGATAAGGCGAACACAACCGAGTACTCAAGATGGATATACGTATGGCATTATTCAAAATAGATATGGCTTTACTTGTGTTAAAGTAAAAGATGATAAGATTGAGTCTTATTCACCATTACTTCCATCAACAACATATCAGAATATTGAGGATGATGAAATCCATAGTGTATTTAGCTATCCCAAAGTGATTGGAAAGAAAAACGGGAATGATGTAAATCTTTCTTTGGGAAAGTACGGATGGTATTTAAAAATTAAGGATGAAAATATCGGGCTTGGTAATTTGGGGAAGCGTCGAAAGCCACCTGACATGAAAGAAATCCAAGAGCAAATCGACAAAAAAAATATTCGTCTAGCTACTATTCCTGGGAATGATGGAATCGAATGGTCTATTTGGTATAATCCACAGAAAGGCTCGCACTTTTTAATGAAAAAAAACAAAAAGTCATTCAAACCTCAATTTTGGGGTATTCCAAATTACAACTCCATTACGAAATATACTACTAAAATGTGTGAGGAAATTGCTGCCATAACTTCTACCCAAAGGAAAAAACAGACTCGTAAGAAAAAAACGGCTAAGGCTCTTGGTTAAGACTTTTGGTTTTCGCTTACTAAACATGTTTAATCAAAGCTAATAAGATAAGCGGTTTCTACGTTATTGATTGAAATTGGCTGATATTTTTTATATTCTTTTGGTATTATTTGGTAAATGACGAATTTCTGTCCACGAATATATTTTTCACGGGATGTTACGGTTCTTTCAAAGACCTTTAGTATTTGACGAAGAATGGTTATACAGTTTTTCGACGTGATATCATTGAGATAGAGTCTTGCTTTACAGGGTATATAATATATTTCTAGTTTTTGTTTCAACGAGTATAGCTTGTCGACTGTACCCAGTATTTCCAGGTCTTTTTTTGAGAAGTTTGTAGTATCATCCATTGATTTAAGCCCAAACGCTTCTAGCACCCCGAAACATAGCTCTTCAGTAGGAGTGGTTTTGAACAATTGATTTTTAGTCATTTGTTATTTTCTGCAACTTTTTAATTTTTTTATGGTAAAATTAATTATTTGATATCCACCATTGATTAGACAGGTATGGTTTGAACTCTTTCCTATTTGGATCCGCCTGATATGATTTGAAATTGGGTCCTCGTCTAACAATAAGCTGTAGCTGTGTCATAGATAGTGCATAATTAAAATACTGAAAATTTGAATACATACCGGAAAATCCTCCCCATCTTGATATCAACAAATTATAATAATTTTGTCGTGGAATGTTGTCTAATTTGAGTCTTTTCTTTAAGAATCCATTGATATAAATATCGGCATTACGATGTGAAAATACAATTGCGATATGAAACCACTTTGATATGGGGATATTATCAATGTCTATGTGAACATCATTACTCAAATATGTATTCATATAGAGACGTAGAGCGTTTTTATCGGGATGAAGCCATAATCCAGGTGCCTGAATTTCACACCACTCATGTGGAGGAGAGTCCGATGATGGTCTATTAAAATAATTTCCCTTATGGAAAACATGTTTCCATTTATCATTTTGGTTTTCCCAGTTATCAATGTTCATCCACGTCGAATACGTAAACTCGATGCCACTCTTCTCATTCGCTGAGCGACGTAATAGTCTTGCATTTCCATTATTGGGGTTTTGAGATATTGTTACACCTCTAGAAGCAGTACTCATGCCATCGATGATAAGTGGTGTCGATATGTACATATTGACTATTCTACCGACTGTAGAAAATAAAATGCTAATAATAAAGTACAAAACAATGACAATTGCAATACCTGTAAATATTTGAGCACCAATTCCTCCTTCCTTTCCCCATTCCACTACTCCTGTCATTCTTTCGGAAAATCCTGAAAATCCTGAAGGCATTGTTCCTGTTTCCATTTACAATTAGTTTGTTTTTTTTTAAATGTCTTGTTAATGGAAACAATTCAAGATAATGCACGTGTCGCAATAGAAAGAATAAGCGAATCATCCTTATTAAAGCCAGTTGTCATGGGAATATTGGCGTTTTTGGCTTTCATATTTGTCATGTATATGCTTATACGTTTATTTGATAAAAAGACAATTGGTGCTGTCCTCATTGAAGTCCCCGTGGAACCTAAATCACAGCCCTTTATTTGTACAAAAAATATTGTAACATCAGAAGCAAATGAAACAACCTATAGTTTTTGGACATATATAAAAACATGGAGCCAAAGCGATGAAACCATATTTCAATCCAAAGATATCAGTGTCGATGATGATGGAGTCGACGAATCATGTCCCACATATAAAGATAATGAGGATACTACAGAAGGGATCGGGAACGAACAGATAGGATATGTCGGTAAAATGATATTTGAAAGATCATTTGAGAATGATACCATGTATGTTACTTTTGCAAAAGTAAATCCAGAACTTATAATTTATATTAAAAAACCATCGGAAACAGAGGGTTTTGAAAATTGTGAAGTAGTAAAGGAATATAAGGTAGAAGATATTCGTCTACAAACATGGAATCACTTTGTGATATCACTCTGGGGAAAGACCATGGATATTTATCTCAATGGACATCTTGTTCGTACGTTTGTCATAGACTCAGAACTCTCTCCCAAGATACCAGAAGAGCTCGTCGTCGGTGCAGAGGAA